TCCGCAGGCCGCAAGCCTCCGGTCGGAGCTCAAAAACTCCAACTCGGAAGCCGAGATCAAGCGGCTCAAGGAGCAACTCAAGGCCAGCGAAGCCTCCAAGGCCCAGCTCGCCGCCGCATTGGAACGATCCCGCATCACGCCCAAGGCGCGTCAGCCGGTCCCGGCCAAGAAGCCGAGAACCAGCGGTGAGGAGCTGGTCCGCGTCATCGTGCCGGACACGCATGGATGCAAGGCCGATAAGTCGGCTATCGCTGCCTGCCTCGGCGACATCAAGGCGCTCTGCCCTGATGAAATCGTGCTCCTAGGCGATCATGTGGACTGCGGCGGATTGCTTGCCCAGCACCATGTGATGGGTTATGTGGCCGAAACCTCCTACACCTACGAGGAAGACATCGCCTCCACCAACGCCTTCCTCGATGCCGTGCAGTCCGCGGCGCCCCGTGCCAGGATCCACTACATCGAGGGGAACCATGAGAGGAGAGCTGAAACCCTCTGCGTCACGATGGCGTTGAGAAACTCGAAGGATGCCGAGTTCCTCCGCAAGGCGATCGCACCCGAGTTCCTGCTGAATCTGGAGGCCCGCGGAATCCCCTACTACCGGCAGGGAGAGTTCTACGGCAACCTGAAGATCCCCGGCGTGATCAGGCTCGGGAAATGCTACTTCACCCACGGATCGAAGACCTCCACCAATGCCACGGCCTCCATGCTGGCGGCGTTCGGAGCACCGCTGGTTTTCGGACACACCCACCGCGCCCAGGCCTCCTCCGGCCGACCGGTCCACTCCGGAGCCATCGCGGCATGGAACCCCGGCTGCCTCTGCGAGCTCCAACCGCTCTGGATGCACACCAACCCGACCTCCTGGACCCACGGGTTCGGCGTGCAGATCGTGGCAAGAAGCGGTGAGTTCCTCCATCTCAACATCCCCATCATCGGCGGGAAGAGCCTGCTCGGCCAGCTCGCCGGAAAGTTCCAATGAAGAAGACAACAACAATAAAACCGCCGCGCCTCGAGGATGTGCGGATCCTTCAAAAGGCTGACACCGTGCCGCCGGGGTGGTTCACATCCAAAGCGCTGCAAGCGGAATGGAATCTCTGTGAGTCACAAACCCGCCGACTGATCATGAACGCCGTGGCCGCAGGCAAGGCCACGGTGAAAAAGTTCAAAATTGACACCGGGGGATACACCCCGCGGGCCACGGCCCACTACCAGTTCAAGGCTTAGGGGCAGGGAGAATTTTATCTGGAACTCAGGAACTCATGAAGAAGATCCGACGGGTTATATTTCGCCAGCTCAAATTCCTGCACAGCGGGGCTCAAGCCTCCGTCAGGTATGACTGGCTGCCGGTCAACCGAGGACTGATGCGCCAATGGAGCACGGATCGAGTAGGCTCTGACCGCGCTTAGGACGGGGGAGGCAATGAGGGGCGAAACTGGCGGGTAGCTTTGTGCTGGCCCAGTCGGGAGTAGTAGCGACCTGATCCTCCCCCGATCCCTTCCCCCGTCCGGATGATCTAACGCAAAAGATCCCTCCCCTTGGAGGGTATGGGGGTTCAAATCCCCCTCCGGCCGCCAGCCCCTATCTCCCCTCTCCTGGCTCCTAGCCCCCAATTTTCTCACTGGATCTCGTGAGAAAGTTATTGACACCGACCCGCCCGATGACCGACGGGTGCGACTATCAGGCGGCAATACCTAGCCCGGCCAGCCTGATCGGAGAGCAGGGAAGAAAGGGGCTTGTTTCCACTTAGGGGATTTTACCTATGGCAGCAGAGAACGAGATCGACCTGACGGACATCGCGGCATTCCTCCCGGAGAACCTCCGGAATGAACTGACCCAGTCCGCAACGGAGCAAGAGGAGCCCGAGGCTGAAAAGTCCGAGGCCACCGAAGACTCCGGGAACGATGAGACAGCACCGTCCGGGCAGGAGGAAGCCTCCACGCCGGACGACGAGAAGCAAGAGAATGACTCCGAGCAGGATGAGGAATCATCCGACGAGGAGAACGACGACGCGGACGAAGCCGACGAGGACACAGAGAAGGGCGAGGCCCGGTCCCCCAAGGCGGACAAGCTGCTCAAGCGCATCGACAAGCTGACCGCCAAGAGGCGCGAGGCCGAAGAGGCGCTGGAGAAGAGCCGCGAGGAAGCCGAGAAGCTCAGGGTGGAACTGGCCGGTGCATCCAAGGTGGTGCTCCAACCGACCCCCGAGGATCCGCTTTCCGACGTCGAGAGCATCGAGGAGCTGGATGCCAGGATCGCCACCGCCAAGCGGGTGCGGACCTGGGCCATGAGCCACCGCGACGGGGCCACCGTGAAGGGGGCCGATGGAAGCGAGGAGTATGTCGAACCCGCCGAGATGGCACGACACCTCGCCGCCGCCGACGCGATCGTGACCGATCACGGACCGGCACGGAAGGAATGGCTGACCCAGCGGGAGACCAGTGTGAACGAAGCCCGAGCGGCCTACCCCGCCTTCTTCACCCAGGGATCCTCCGAGAGCAAGGCCCTCCGCGACATTCTCAAGCAGTATCCCGCGCTGGGAAAATACCCCAACGTGGAGCTCATCATCGGTGACGCCCTTGTCGGCCAGCAGGCCCGCATGGCGCGTCAGGAAGCACAGGCCAAGGCGAAATCAGCCACGGCCCCGTCCGCTTCCCCGTCCCGGAAGGCGCAGTCACCCGCGCCGGAACCTCCGAAGGTGACAGGAAAATCGAAGATCCCGGCCAAGACGGCGCGAGACGCGGCGTCACTCAAGAAAGTTTTGGAGGGTCAAGGCGACCGGGACTCGGTCGCAGCCCTCATGGAATCACTCCTCGGATAACTCATCGGATAGGCACAACTACCCCCGCCGACTCCGAACAACCAACCAACCATTATGCCCCTACTCACTATCAATGACCAGCTCAGCAAGGGCCTCCGCGAGGACCTGAGCGATCTCATCGCCGTCGTGGACGCCAAGTCCAAGCCCCTCCTGGCTCTCGCCAAGAAGGGCGCCGAGCTGGTCAACCCCGACGTCTTCTCCTGGCAGGCCGACGGCTACAATGCCCCCTCCTTCGCTGGCGTCATGGCCGGAGACGATGTCTCTGCCTGGGACTCCCCAGCCGCCCAGCGTGCGAAGCTCTCCGGCCGTTGCCAGAAGTTCCGCCGCTCCATCATGGTGGACGACTTCGCCGCGAACATCTCCGATGTCGCCGGTGTCGGCCGCAAGAAGGAGATGGCCCGCGGAGCCGCCAAGTCGATCGAAGAGCTCGGCCGCGACATCGAGGCCGCCTTCTGCTCGGACAGCGACAGCGTCCAGCAGACCGGAGCCAGCACCCCTTACCGCACCCGTGGTCTCGGAAGCTGGATCGCCTCCGCCGCCCAGAGCGATCTCCCCGTCCCAGCGGACTACCGCTCCGTGGCCGGCGCGATCAGCACGACCGTGACTGACTCGATCACCGAGGGTTCCATCCAGAACCTCCTCCAGGCGATCTACGAGCAGACCGGCACGGTCAAGAACCTCGTCCTGCTCTGCGGACCGACCCTGAAGCGCCGCTTCACGGAGTTCACCCGCACCCAGGCTGGCTCGGCCAACGTGGCCCTGAACGTCAAGACCTACAACACCCCGGCCGCTGATCGGAAGATCACCTCCACGGTCGATGTGTTCGAGGGTGACTTCGGCAGCCTCCAGCTCCTCCCCTCGCTCCACCTGGGCATGACCGGAAGCCCCTCGGTCCCCGACGCCCGTCGCGGTTACATCATCGACCCCGACATGGTCGAGGTGCGCTACGGCCGCCGCCCTGCCTTCCGCGAGCTTGAGGATCGCGGCGGTGGTCCCCGCGGGATCATCGACGCCATCGCCGGTCTCGTGGTCCACAGCCCACGCGGCCTCGGCAAGATCGCTTCGACCGCTTCCTAATTCGGGTGGTTTGACACCGGATGCTCCCCTGTCATGGGGGGAGCATCCCAGCCAGATCACACACAGGGGATGCTAACCGAAGAGAACATAGGGATCGACGATCCCGAGGTGCTTGACCTGATCAAGAAGGAGCTCTACTCCGGCTGGCACGCCTCGGCCGTCATGGCCGAGATCCGCCAGCGTCAGGTCGCCGAGGCCAACTCCCGGATCGAGAGCGCCCTGATCGAGGGGATCGGCCAGCACACCATGAGCGTTGACTCCGACGCCTTCTACTTCTGGAACTGGAAGGAACCCGGCTGCTGGCAGGACAAGGGGTTCCGAGCCGAGTTCCTCAAGAAGAACCCCCACTGCGCCGCCCCGAAAGCGGAGCGCAAGATCAGGATCACGAGGTAGCTGACTCACCATGAAGAGCATGAGGCCCATCAAGGACTAACCAGATCATCTCTCCTCTTCATGCTCTCCATGAGCTTCATGGTAAATCCCTTCCACTTTCTCACTTTTCCATCCCCCTCATGACCCGCTCCGACATCTCTACCCTTCTCTCCGAGATCTCCCAGGCTGAGGCCGATGCCTCCCACTACTACGGACGGAAGACGGAGAACTTCAACACCCGCTTCTGCCTCTGGTCGGGTCAGAGCGAGGATGGCCGCAAGCATCAGTCCGCCCTCGGCCGGAAGCCCTTCCCCTGGGACGGAGCCGCCGACAGCCGGATCAGGCTGGCCGACACGATCACCAATGAGAATGTCCGGCTGCTGAAGCGGGCCTTCTTCGCGGCGCGGATGCAGGTCCAGCCGGTCGAGTCGAGCGACTCGATCATCAAGCAGGCCGTCCAGACGGCCCTGAACTGGATGATGAAAGTCCACTGCCTCGATGATCTCCGCCGCGAGGTGGAGCTGGCGCTCCAGATCAGGGAGACCTTTGGGCTGGCCTTCATGGGGATCTTCTGGAGGACCACCACCCGGATCGAGAAGAAGTCGATCACCCTGGAGGAGATCCAGAACGCCGCCCTTCAAGGCGACGGCGCCGCCGCCGCACTGGTCGAGGCGATCCTCGATCCCCTTCAGGAGGAGTCGGCCAAGGCGATGCTGGCCATACTCGCCGAGGAGGCCGGGAAGCTCTCGGCGGTCCGCGCCCTGCGCGAGCAGGGGATCTTCACCTACGAGTCACCCTACATCTTTGAGAGCAAGCCCGAGTGGGTCGCCCTGGAACCGCTGGAGGACATCCTCTTTCCCCCCTCCTGCTGGTCGATCCAGCGTGCCCCGTGGGTGGCCCGG